GGTTAACATAGCTCAACGTGCTTTATCTTCTGGAAAATCAGAAGAGGAATCTTTTGGTATGACTGATGATGAAAAAGCACAATTATTATCTGAAGTTAAAAAATTTAATCCTAAGGACTAATGCCAAAATATTCTAAATTCGGTCTTCCTGCATTAGTTAAATCATCTTTAGGTAATAAATCAATAAATTCTGGTGGTTCTTTAATTAAGACTTCTATTAAATCCTTTACTGTTAGAGTAATAGAAATAAATTTAGATCCTAAAAAAGGAGATGTTAACATAGGAGTAGTTACTGGAGAACAATTAACTAGCAATGGTCTTCCTACTGGCCATATCATAACAGGCATTAAACCCTGTAACCCATATGTAAAAATATTTCCATTAGTTAACGAACATGTTTATGTAAAATTTGTTCCAGCACCAAATACTGCAAAAGGTCAATTTGTATATGATCCTCCTACATCATTATATGGAGCCGCTGCGATTAATGTTAACCCACTTCCATCACCTAATACAAAATTATCATCCCCTTCTCAAACGTTATCTAATTCCCAAGTAAATAGTGGTGCATATAATATATCAAGTAATAAATCTAAAGGCTTAAACTATAAGTCTCCAACATATGTAGAAAAAAAAGATATACATCCATTAATTCCTTTTTCAGGGGATGTAATATATGAAGGAAGATGGGGACAAAGTTTACGTTTTGGAAGTACATCAAAAACAAATGATAAATTTTCTAATTTATGGTCGTCTGCAGGAAACTCTGGAGATCCAATTATAATATTAAGAAATGGACAAAACCCTAAATCATCAAAAAATGGCTCAGAACCTATAAAAGAAGATATAAATCATGATTTATCTTCAATTTATTTAACATCCAATCAAAAAATAAAAAGTTTTAAATTACAAAGAGAAGAATCACAATACTGGATTGAATCCCCAAAATTTTCCTCTGAGTATATAAAACCTCAAATTATTTTAAATTCTGGTCAAATTTCAATAAACGCTACACAAGATAGTATATTATTAAGTTCTAAACAATCTATAGGATTATCATGTTATAAGGAAATTAGTTTAATAAGTGATAATATTACAATCCATGGAAAAAGTATAAAATTAGGTAGTAAAACTGCTAAACATCCTGCTTTATTAGGAGATAAAACTGTTGAAACTTTACATCAAATAACAACAATATTAATAGCAGTTTTTAGTGTTTTAGAAATTGATCAACTATACCCTGCTGGTATTCCTATAGCTAATGGTCCTTTATCAACTATAACTGTAGTATCTAATGATTTACTTCAAAAAATTGATAAAAATTTAAATGATTTATTATCTAAAAAAGTAAAATTAGAATAATATTATGGCCGATTATTTAGTAAAAAAATTTATATATAAAACATCTACTGAAGTATATGGTGATCCTGTAGTAGAGATATATGCAGATTTAGTTGAACCACCTTTAGTTAATTATTTTATTAAAAGAACGGTATGGGCTAAAATAAATTTTACTCAACAATCTGCAAAAGATGCAGTTCAATTTGAAACAGAACTAGCAGGAGTATTTGGTCCTGGTAATAATGATTTTTATAAATTAGAACCTAAACCATCACCACCATCACCAGTATCTTCTTCATCTCCCCCCGTATCTTCTTCAAATTCTCCAGTATCTTCTTCAATTAAAATAAATTATTCAATAGTAGGTTCTTTTGTTGACCAAGAAACTAATAAACTAATTTCCGGAGTAAAATTAACAAGTAAAAAATCAACTACATCAAAATCAAATGGTAGTTTTCTTTTAAAAGGAGAAATTAATTCTGACGAAAAATTAACCCTTAAAATTACTAAAAAAAATTACGCAGCTTTAAATATTATTCCTTATTTTGGAAATGGAGATATTAAACCTGATTTAGGAATAATTACTCTTATTCCTATAAAAAAAAGTTTAAAACAAGATAAAATTTCTGCAGCTTTATTTACTGATAAACAAATTAAAGGTTTTAAAAAAAAAATTAAATCACCTCCTTCTTTAGGTAAATTTCTTATAAAAAAAATAACAAAAGCTTTAATAAATCTTAAAAGTAAAATCATTCCTATGATATTAACTTTAATTGCTATTTTTGGAGTTACACAAATCCCCCAATTATTAGCTAAAAACAAAGCTACAATACCCGATTTAAAAGACCAAATTATATGCCCTACTCAACCTGAAATATCTAAATTAATTAAAAGAAAAAATAAATTAACTAAAATAATTAATGCTCTTCTTAAATTAATTAAAGTTATTTCAAAATTTATTAAAACTACAAGAAAAATAATTAAAATAGTACAAATAGTACTTAAAGTTTTAAATATAGCTATGATGTTTATCCCATCTGCTCCCGCTCCTATCCCGGTAGGCATTATTGGAAAATTAACACTTTTATTAAAATTTCTTAAAGATAAAATAAAAAGTATATTAGCAATATTAGATACTTTAATTCCTTTATTAGATTTATTAACCGCTAGTATTAATCAAGCTCTTCAATATTTAAAAGTTTTAGATCAATTAATTCAAAATTGTTCTCTTGAAAATCAAAAAGAAAAAGAAAAACAATTATCTAATTCATTAGATGATCCTAATAACCAACAATTAGCTATTTCATCAGAATTAATAGAATTAACATCCCAACTTTCAGGTAATAATCCTGTAGCTACAAATGTAAATGGATTTATAATGGGGGTTGAAACTGAAAGAACTGATAAAAAATTAAAACGACGAAGAGCTACAGCTACAAATAAACAAGGTGTAATAATGTTAAGAGGAGAACTTTCATATAGCTCAGTTGATCAAATATTAATAGATGAACTTATATTTTATATTGAACAAAATGATTTAAAAGCAGATTAACCCCATATTTATAAACATATGAAAACCACAGATTTTAAAAAAATTATTAAAGAAGCCGTAAGAGAAGCAATTCAAGAAGAATTAAAGGATATTCTATTAGAAGCAGTAAAATCTTCTAAACAAATAGTAAGAGAATCTTACACCCCTACTACTTCTCCAAATCCATCTTATGCACCACCTCCAATAGATTTTAGGTCAAAATATGCTGAGGTATTAGGAGAAACAGCTTTAAGTTTTACTTCTCAAAACGCTCAATCTTTTACCCCACAAATGGGTGATCCTGTAAACGGAAGTTTAGGAGCTGGAGAATTAGGTATGGATCAAATAATGGGACTTTTAAATAGTAAATAATGGCCTTTAATCCAATACAGATTGACCCAATTGATTTTTTACAAGATATTGCTATTGGTGTAAATCTTCCATTTAGTAATACTTCAGTTTTTAAATCAAATTACCAAACAAAAGATGCTATTAAAAATAATTTAATTAATTTTTTTTTAACTAACCCTGGAGAAAGACCATTAAATCCTCTTTTTGGAGGTGGGTTAAGAGCTTATTTATTTGAACAAATAAATACAAATAATTTAGATAATCTTAAAGAAAACGTAAGTGATAAAATATATTTATTTTTTCCAAATATATTAATTAATAGTCTTTTAATTACAAAACAAGATGATAATTATTTAATTAAAGTAACTCTTAAATACAGTATTTTAAATACAAATGCATCCGATACTTTAGAATTTCAACTATAAAAAATGAGTACAACTAATAGAGATATAAAATACCTTAATCGTGACTTTTCAGATTTTAGACAACGATTAATTGAATTTAGCAAAACCTATTTTCCTTCAACGTATAATGACTTTTCCCCAACATCCCCTGGAATGATGTTTATGGAACAAGCATCATATGTTGGTGATGTTTTAAGTTTTTACTTAGACAATCAATTTCAAGAAACATTTACTCAATATGCTCAACAAACAAATAACATATTTGAACTAGCATATATGTTTGGTTATAAACCAAAAACTACAGGAGCTTCCCAAGTAACTATTGATTTTTACCAACAACTCCCAGCAATTAATCAAGGTGGAGGTACAGGTAATATGATTCCAGATTATAGTTATGCAGTTACTATTAATGAAAATACCGTAATAACATCGCAGGATGGTTTATCTTTTTTAATTCAAGACAAAATTGAATTTACTACTTCTAGCTCATTAGATCCTACAGAAGTTCTTGTTTACCAAATTTCCGGAAATACTCCACAATATTTTTTATTAAAAAAAAGTAGAAATGCAATTTCATCTAAAATTAATACTACAACTTTTAATTTTACTGATCCCCAACCATACTCCACAATTAATATTAATGAATCTAATATTATAAAAATATTAGACATCACTGATTCAGATGGGAATAAATGGTATGAGGTAGATCATTTAGCCCAAGAAATGGTATTTGATTCAATAAAAAATACTAATATTAATGATCCTAATAAAATAGATAACACTCCATCTTTATTAAAACTAAAAAAAGTTGCAAGAAGATTTGCTACTCGCTTTACATCTTTATCAAATTTACAAATCCAATTTGGAGCGGGTTCACCAAGTGATACAACTGAAGAAATTACTCCAAACCCTAATAATGTAGGTATTGGTTTACCATTTAAAAAAGATAAACTAACTGCTGCCTTCTCACCAGTTAATTTTTTATATACCGGAACATATGGGATTTCACCTGCCAATACAACATTAACTATTAGATATTTAACAGGTGGTGGTGTAAATTCCAATTCCCCAGCTAATACAATAACTAATTTAGATCCTAATAATATTCAATTTATTAATAATAATTTAGATCCAACTACATCTAATTATATATTTTCTACAATAACCGCAGTTAACCCGGCCGCGGCTTCTGGAGGAAACTCAGGAGATACATTAGAAGAAATTCGTCAAAATACATTAGCACTAGTTGCATCCCAAAAACGCTCAGTTACAGCAGATGATTATTTAATTAGAGCTATAAGTATGCCTTCTGAATATGGATCAGTTTCAAAAGCATATATTGAACAACCTAAATTAACAGATAATCAAGTATCAACAATTGAAACTTTAAGTTTATATGTTTTATCTTTAAACTCTGAAGGAAAATTAGATTATGCTAATACAACATTAAAAAATAATTTAAGAACCTATCTATCTCAATACAGAATGATTGGGGATAATATAGAAATTAGAGATGCATATATTATTAATATTGGAGTAAATTTTGAAATTATAGTATTACCTGAATATAATAATAATGAAGTTTTATTGTCTTGTATATCATCTATACAATCATATTTTTTACTTGATAAATGGCAATTAAATCAACCAATTTTATTAAAAGATTTATATATATTACTTGATAAAATTAAAGGTGTCCAAACAGTAAAAAATGTATCTATTGAAAATAAATCAGGAACTGTAACAGGATATTCAAAATATGCTTATGATATAGAAGGAGCTACTCAAAACCAAGTAATCTACCCTTCATTAGATCCAAGCATTTTTGAATTAAGATATCCTAATCAAGACATAAAAGGTAGAGTAGTTCCTTTATAACTTCGTATTTATAATAAAATATATTAATGGCTGTATATAAAATATTTCCTACTCAAGACGCTACATTATACTCTTTAAATCCTACCACTAATACAGGATTAGATCCCATCTTAGAAATATCTAATAAATTAGATACTAGCGGAAACCCTGATGTATCAAGATATTTAATAAAATTTGATACAAATGAAATCATAGATATTATTAGTAATAAAATATCTGGAAGTACATATGATGTATATTTTAAAAATTTTATAACAGAAGCTCAAGGAATTAATTTAGATACTTCTTTAGAAATATTACCTGTTGCTCAAAATTGGAATAATGGAACAGGATATACTTTAGATTCTCCTATAGTAGAAAATGGCTCATCTTGGACATACTCAAGTTATAGCGGATCTAACCCTTGGAGTATGTCAGGTATTGGATTTACAGGATCATATAATGAAACTTATTCAACTCAAGGAGGAGGTAATTTTTTTACAGGATCTATTTATAGAGTAACTCAATCCTTTGAATTACGTAGTGAAAAAGATATAGAAGTAAGTGTTAAAACAACAGTAAATGCTTGGTCTAGTTCAATACTTCCAAATTATGGATTTATAGTAAAATTAACTGGGTCTCAAGAATTTAATCCAAATCAATACATCCAACCTCAATTTAAATATTATAGTGTTGATACAAATACAATTTATCCACCATGCTTAGAATTTAGATGGAGAGATTATCAATCTGTATTAACAGGATCACTAACAGGAAGTATAGTAACTACTTCAGACATTAAAATGTCTCTTTCTCAAAATTCTGGTATATTTTATCCAACAAGTATAAATAAATTTAATGTAAATGTAAGTCCTTTATACCCAAATCGTG